ATGAACCTTATAAAGGAGATCTGGACATACCATTAGGTGGTACTCTTAGAGAAACTCTAGGAGGTTTGACACCTTATAAACAAGGATATGATGAAGCCTTAGGCAAACAAATTCTTGTGATAGCATTCTTATCATACCAGAGGTATGGAGAAGCACCTATTCCGACCCGTGTTGTGGCTGCGCCAGAACCGGGCGGTAAGGTTAGAATAGTAACAACCAGCCTATGGTGGGTCAATACTATTCAACAAGCACCATCGCATATTATGCGAGCGTACTTGTCATCTCATCCATCTGCCGCTGGCGGACTAACGAGAAGCGATCAAGCATGGTTATACCTATACGAGATTGCAGACAAACGCGAACACTTCGAAGAAGGTTTCGGATGTTTGTCATCCGATTTAACAGCATCTACTGATGTAATACCGAAGCCTGTGGCTAAGGAAATATTAAACGGATTTATAGACGGTCTCGGTTTAACCGGGCCTCTATTAACCGCCGCTATAGACATAATCTTAGCACCGCGGTTTTGTGAAGTTAAAACAATCGATGATTATTTTATAACTTCAAAAGGCGTTTTTATGGGAGAACCCATGACCAAAGCCATACTCACCTTACTGAATCTTTCAGTTGAAGATATAGCGATTCGCAAATATCGAGGTGGAGAGTTAGAAGAACCTATACACTATAAGTGGAGGTGCTTTAACATTGCAGGGGATGATCACATTGCGATTGGTCCCTTGAAATATCTCAGATTAATTACAGAAACCCACCATAGGTGTGGTTCCATAATATCTAAAGATAAACACAGTCTTTCCACGAAGTTCGTGAAATATTGTGAGAAAATCCTCGATATCAGAAATATTTATAACGAGGACTGGACTCCGCATTCTATTAATAATAGTACGGAATTGTATCTCAATTCGCCCTTTGTAGATTCTATAAAGATGCGATTGTTGAGTCCTTGTTCTAAAACGAATGATTCGTTTAATGACAAGAATACGGCCGTTGGTAAAGGTAAGAGCTTAGCTCGAACTATCAACTGGCTTAATAAAGATCACTTTTCTAAGAAAAGAGTATCTTTGATAAGGGACCGTTTCTTTGAAAGAATGGGACCTTTAATGCCTCCCCGTGAATCAGGGGTATATTGGCATCTACTATTACCCGAATCTTTCGGGGGAATAGGTATGATGAGACCCGACGATACGCCGGATCTCCTTGCACGTTTACCCGAGCCAACTAAGGCTCTCATCTTGTCTATGGCCAAAGACCAATGTGACAAGGATACTCTAGATTTATTTAAGGGCTTTACCCGTAATAAATCTTACAGAGGTTATGCAATGCTAAACTCTGAAAAGGATCTAATCAAAGAAACTTTGACTATGACCTTACCTTATTTAACACCTATGTTATTTAAGGAAGCTCTTAAGGGTTACTCTATACCAGAATCTAGTATACAGTTACAACTTAAACAGCTTAAGAAGAAAGGTTGGGTCACGTTAGAATACCTAGAAGATATTGTAACTCGTCCATTTCTCTTTAAAGAGATTCTCAGTAGAGAAACGAAAACCAACGTTTTCGACACTATTCCATTTAAAAGGCGTTACGCCCAGTTGTGGAATTTAACTTATAAAGGCAATGTAGTCATCACGAACGATGATCTACAGAAAGCCTTAAAGTATCGAGTGCCGTTCGAATTATATGATATAAACGAACGCATGTCGATGCCCTTCCGCGGGACTACAGTTACTGTAAATCCCGTTGAAGAAGCCCTATTAGGTCTGCCTGATTTAAGCATACCTAAAGCGCTTGTCACTATTCTTTCATCTTCGAAACGGAGACGAGAGAATAGTGAAACTGAAGTACAGGCGAAACGCCCTTGTACGGAAGTCCAATCGGCTCAGGATTCCTGAAACCTCCTAGACGGAATTGCCGGTTGGGTCATTAGTATTTTCCCGAAGGAGCATACTTTTGACTCCAGCAATTTGTAAAAC